CTATTTACAATGATGTATCAAATTATTTTCATCAACATTTAAGATTAAATTGTTCAAGTTATAGTTTTAAATCACCATTAGATGTATGGTACAATGGTACAGCAAAAGATATATGGAGATGTCTTGGCCCCATCTGGCGTGGAATCAATGGTATGAAACCAGTAATGGTTGATGGCAAAGAAGAATTAAGAGGTGGTAGATTAGATGATAAAAGTTATGTATCTGCTTTTAGATTACAAACTTATATTGCTACACAGTTTAAACCTAATGTTGCCAAAACAATATATCAAATGACAAATGCTAAAAAAGTATTAGATACTTCTTGTGGTTGGGGTGATAGACTTGCTGGTTTCTTTGCCAGTGATGCTGAAGAATATATTGGTTGTGATCCAAATCCTAATACTTACAAACAATATATGAAACAAATAGAAACATATAACAGTTTCTTATCTAAACCTAAAAAAGTTACAATCTATAATACAGGTGCTGAAGATTTACCTTGGGATACAATAAAAGATATTGATTGTGCATTTACAAGTCCACCATATTTTTCTACTGAACGATATAACGAAGGTGGTGAAAAACAAGAAAATCAATCTTGGTTTAAGTTTAATGAATATGATAAATGGCGTGATGATTTTTATTTACCTGTTTCAATCAACAGTTTTAAATCATTATCAGACAAAGGCCATCTGTTTATTAACATTATGGATCCTACAATTAAAGGTACAAGATATTATAGTGGTGATGAACTTGTTGATAGTTTAAAAGAACACTTTGTTGGTCAAATAGGAATGAGAATAATGCAAAGACCTAAATCAGATAAACTATTTGAAAGTGAAGAAGAAAAGGCCGAGTTTATGAATCGAATATATATTGAGAATGTATGGTGTTTTGCTAAAGAAAAAATAGATTACTTCAGACACAGTAGAAGAGCAACTTTATTTTAAATAAATATGAGTATGGCCATTTCAAAAATATCTTACAAAGACCTCAAGGAATATTGGGACTATCAAAGACTATTAGAGTATAATAGAGAACTACTTAAAGTAAGATTAGAACAAATGAAAGGTAGTGTTTTTACTCAATTTGGTGAAGTTGATACTAGCGAAATGTATGATAAAATATGGACAAATATAAAAAGTGAAGATTTAGAAAAACCACCTGTAACCTGGATACCAGAAGATACAAGTTATAGATTTGATTGGGAAGGTGAACCTGACAAAACAATTAAATTACCTAAACCTAAATCAGGTAGACCTGTAGTGTTAAGAGCTAAATATTTACAAGATGAGGATAACGATATATAAACAAAGAAAATATGAATCTTATGACTTTAAACCACAAGACCTTGACAAAGTTAAAGATTTCTGTTATAATAACAATATAAAATATTATACGATTAGTTATAATGATAAGGAGATAATTGAATATGAGCGACTTTCTAAAAGAAATAATTAAAGAAACAGGTAATGAATATGCTACACTTGTAAGTGAAGGTGTAGAAGCTGGTGATGTTGATAGTTTTATTGACACAGGTTCATATGCCCTTAATGCTTTACTATCAGGCTCAATTTTTGGCGGTATGCCATCAAACAAAATTACAGCAATTGCAGGTGAAGCTGCAACAGGTAAAACTTTTTTTGCATTAGGCATTGTAAAGGCATTTTTAGATAAAAACAAAGACGCAGGTGTGATTTACTTTGAATCAGAAAGTGCGTTAACAAAAGATTTAGTTGAAACAAGAGGCATTGATAGTAAGAGAATGGTCATAGTACCAGTTGCAACAGTACAAGAATTTAGACATCAATCAATTAAAGTGATTGACAAATACCTTGAACAAGGTGAAGAAAAAAGAAAACCTATAATGTTTGTATTAGATAGTTTAGGAATGTTATCTACCACAAAAGAAATGGAAGATACAGCCGAAGGTAAAGAAACAAGAGATATGACAAGAAGTCAAATTGTTAAGGCTGCATTTAGAGTATTAACACTCAAACTTGGTAAGGCAAAAGTGCCAATGATTATGACTAATCATACTTATGATGTTATTGGTTCAATGTTTCCACAAAAAGAAATGGGTGGTGGTTCTGGATTAAAATACGCTGCAAGTAATATTGTATATCTTTCTAAACGAAAAGAAAAAGATGGCAAAGAAGTCATTGGTAACATCATACATTGTAAAAATTATAAGTCAAGGTTAACAAAAGAGAATGCTTTGGTTGATGTAAGATTAACATATAAAGACGGCCTTGATAAGTATTATGGACTACTTGACTTGGCAATTAAACATAATATATTTAAGTCTGTATCTACAAGAATAGAACTACCTGACGGAAGTAAACAGTATGCTAAAACTATCAATAGTGAACCTGATAAATTCTTTACTAAAGATATTCTCGCTCAAATTGACGAGGCAGCCAAAAAAGAATTCCTCTATGGCGCAGAATAGATTTGTTTTTGCTCAACGTGATGTTGACGATTACAGTTGTATAAAGATTACGGAGGGTCCTTACAAGGATATCATATACACATATGGCCATGTAAAGTTTGCTTCTGAAGAAAATGAACGAGGTGAATTGCCTTTAAAGTTTGATTATGATATTAAAAAGAATCCTAATGATGTTGACACTACAAGTATTGATTTTAGAAACTATATAGGTGATATATTAATTGAAGTAGTTGAAAAACAATTAGAAAATGGAACAATTAAGTTTGAAAAATAAGTATATAAAAACATACGATAATGTATTGACAAAAGATCAATGTCAACATTTAATAGATAAGTTTGAAGATTCAGCTTCACAACAAGTCAAAACAATATTAGATGGTCATATGTCATTTACAGAAATCAATATTAGTATGCATAATGATTGGCAAGAATATTCTGATATTCTTTTTCCTAAGTTTAGAGAGCTTGTTGACAAATATACAAAAGATGTTAATATAGATAATATAAAACAATGGCCAGAGAAATTTGGTTTTGAACAAATAAGATTTAAAAAATATGAACCTAACGGTGAAGATGAATTTAAGACACATGTAGATGTGACTAACTATAACAGTGCTAGAAGATTTTTAGTTTTTTTTATGTATTTAAATGATAACGATGGCGGCGAAACAACATTTCCTGATTATGATATTAAGATTAAACCAGAGGCAGGTAAAGTGTTAATGTTTCCACCACTATGGCCATTTAAACATGCAGGAGAAAAACCAATCAATCAACCAAAGTATATTATAGGAAGTTATCTACATTATGTCTGATCAATTTGAAAAAACACTTTTATCCAATCTAATACATAACGAAGATTTTACTCGTAAAGTTATTCCTTTTATAAAAGAAGACTTTTTTAAAAATAGAGATGAAGTAACTTTATTTAATATTATTAATGACTTTGTTGTAAAATATAATAATCTTCCAACAAAAGAAGCAATTGCTATTGAGTTGTCTAATAACAAGACACTTACCGAAGATGAATATAAAAATACAAAAACTTTATTAAATAGTTTAATACATGAAGAAGTTGAACAACAATGGCTGTTAGATACAACTGAAAAGTTTTGTAAAGATCGTGCTGTCTATAATGCTGTACTAAAAGGTATTAAGATTATAGATGGTAAAGACAATAAGCACACACCAGAGGCCATACCAAGTATATTATCTGAAGCACTTGGTGTTTCATTTGATAGACATATAGGGCATGATTATCTAAATCAAACAGATGACCGATTTGAATATTACCATAGAACTGAAGAACGATTAAAGTTTGATTTAAATTATTTCAATCGTATCACAAAAGGTGGTTTACCACCTAAAACTTTAAATGTAGCACTTGCAGGCACAGGTGTTGGTAAGTCCTTATTCATGTGTCATATGGCTGCGGCTGCTATAACGCAAGGCCGTAATGTATTGTATATTACTTTAGAGATGGCTGAAGAAAGAATTGCTGAAAGAATTGATGCTAACTTATTAGATGTAACAATAGATGATCTTTATGAAATGCCCAAAGAAGTTTATGATAATAAAATTTCTAAATTGCAAAACAAAGTAAATGGTCAATTAATTATTAAAGAATATCCTACTGCGTCTGCTCATAGTGGTCATTTTAAAGGACTAATTGATGAACTTGCGTTAAAGAAATCATTTAAACCTGATATAGTATTCATTGATTATTTAAACATATGCACTAGTAGTCGTTTTAAAGGCGGCAACATATCTTCTTACTTTTTAATCAAAGCAATTGCTGAAGAATTAAGAGGTCTTGCTGTTCAATATAATGTTCCTATTGTATCAGCTACACAAACAACAAGAACTGGTTATATGTCAAGTGATGTTGGTTTAGAAGATACATCAGAATCATTTGGTCTTCCTGCAACTGCTGACTTTATGTTTGCTTTAATATCGAATGAAGAACTTGAAGAACTAAATCAAATTAAAGTAAAACAATTAAAAAATCGTTACAATGATCCTGCTGTTAATCGTGCATTTATAATTGGTGTTGATAGAAGTAGAATGAGATTGTATGATGTAGAACAATCAGCTCAACAGATTGTAGATAGTAACCAAGAAACAAAAGAAAAACTTGAAAAGCCATCAGGACCACAACCTGCTGAAGTTTATGATAAG